AATTCTATCTGTTAAAGGAGAAGTGCTACTACAATTATTTCCTTGTACTGGATTCCCATCAGTTCCTATGACATACTGAGTTCCACTGGCATAACCAAAGTTGTGTTGAAGATTATTTAAATCAGATCCAGAACCGGAACTAAATGGATTTGTACCACCAACTGCTGTACCGTTTTTATTTACAACATAACCAGTTGCATTTTTTAAACATGCAATTGAAATTTGACCTGCTGGTGGTGCTGGTGGTCCTTGAAGATAACCGCAAAATATTCTAGCACCACCACCAGCAGGTCCTTGGGGTCCTGTTGGGCCGGCAGGTCCTGTTGGTCCTGCTGGTCCTGCTGGTCCTCTTTCTCCACCACTACATTCATTTGGGTTTGGTGCTACGAATGCTTCATCACAACCAATTAAGCCACTAGTACAAGAATCGCCTTTAATTCCTATAGCATCTTCGTACAACTCTCCTGCTAAATTTAAATTATCTATTTCTTGTGCTTGGGTGTAAATGATTCTATTTATTTGGTATACGTCTATAGTTGCGCCTCTTCTATAGGCGGTCTTTTGTGGAAAATTACTGACGTATATCTTAAAATTAGTTGCCATTTTACGTGGTTACGTTAGGATTAAATGTCATTCTTCCTTGCAATAAACGAATAACAAATGAGGTTGGTGTTTCTCCCTCATCTCCAATTTTATATTCCAGTTCAATATCATAAAGATATTTTCCACTGTAACATGTTGTTCCTGTTGGTGCGTTACCATTTGTTCCACAGGTTGTGCCAGCAGGCATTCTCATAGTTAAATTATATTCGGTATTGTCTGGAACTAATGTAAATTCTATTAGTTCTTTAGATGCGGGTATCGAAGTAAAAGTAGTGGTTGTTATTGTTTTGGTAGAACCATTAAATGTATAGACTCTAGTTCCTTGTATTTGTAAAACACCTCTATTATCTTTTACTTTACTTCTTACCGTCAAAAATGTACTAGATGATGTACCTTTCATCCAACCGAATGCAGCAGATTCTGTTGATTTAAACAACTTAATTTCTTCAGGCACATCAATGTTTAAAGTAGTACCAGTCCAAACAGTTTGATTTGCTTTTGGAATAAAGCGAAAAATACCACCGCCGGGTTTCATCGCCTTTACTGATGTTATAAAATCAGAACCTTGTTCTATATTAAATTCATAAAAGGCTGCTGGCATCGTAATCTACTCCCGTTGATTGCTGTGGTGCAACTGCTGTTGGTTGACTTGGTGCAGATGCTCCTGCTCCAGGCGCACCGCCAGGAACACCCATAGTTTGTGCTGCCAATTGCTCGGCGCGCATTTGTTCTTCCATTTGCTTTTGTTCTTGTATCATTTTTTCTTGTTCAATTTGAGAATCAATCAATTGAATGTCTTCGTCTGTTTGATGAAGAATATTCTTTCTAATCCATTCTTCCGAGAAATACTTACCAGAATAATCGGAAACTTCTCTCAAAATTGCCATTCTGTCTTTTAGCACTTCAGATTGCTTAGATTCTAAGAACATTGAATCCGTTGAAAATTCAAAACGAATGTATTGACAAATCTTATTCCATTCGTCAATATCTACTATTCCTTTTGCAATCAATTGAGTTCTCATAAAGTTTAAGAACAACTCTGAAAACCGAGAGCGAAGGCGAGAAATGAATTTAGCAAACTTCAATTCATCTCTGCTAATATCCGCCGCTCTACCCATGTTAAATCCATTGTCTGCTTCTAAACGAGACATAGGAATATTCAAACTTCTAAACAGTTTCTTTTGGAAGTATTTTACATCTTCCATTTCACCTAGATTTTGACCACCGGATAGTGTTTGAATTTCTGTTCCCTTACCGCCTTCACGACGGGGGAGCCAATAATCTTCCAACATACTCAAGTGTTTTCTGTCGTCGCGGATTTCACCAGTACCGGCATCGTATGTAATCTTATTGCGATAACGCAACATGATGTCTCTTAGATACTGCTCTGCTTTATTTTTTGGCAAAGAACCAACGTCGATATAGAATATTCTACGCTCTGGTGCTCTTGACCAACGATAAATTACGGTAGCATCTTCGACCATTCTTAATTGGTTCAATGGTTTAATTGCTTTATGAAGATAACTTACTACTCTTTTTGTGCCGTAATCAAATAAACCAGAGTGGCAGTAATTAATGGAGTCGGGAGATAACTTGATACCTTGAGTGGTATCATACATGTTAAATCTTTCTTGAACGGTGTACAAATAATATTCTTCTACACCATCAATAACATCAACACCATTTACTTTTTGTTTTTTCTTTATTTCTCTTACTTTTTTAATTCTAAGAGGATCTACTTGTCGTACTTCTTTTATTCCTTGTCGTGGATCATCTTCCAGAATAATGTGGTAATATAACCTACCATCAATATACCAGCGACGAACAATCTCATAACACTTTCTATTGAAATCCAATAAGAATAAAATGTGTTTAAATTCGTCATATAAAACTTTTTTAACTTCTTCTGGAATAATACTAGAATCTACTTTGTCTATATTTAATTTAATATATGTACCAGAAGCATCTTCGGTTATTACTTCATTTACGATGTCGTCTATTCCCATTTCAACTTCAGCATGAAGACTCATTTCACGATACTTTTTAACCAAATCTACATCAGACTTGACAGTACCATCAAGATCTACATACCAGCCTTGAAAACCACCGGCTTGGACGAAGGATGCGCCATCGTCCATAGCCGGGGGAATTACTGAGGGAACAGATTGTTGTTGCTCTTTAGTTCTACCAAAAGTAAAACCGAATATATCAAATGCCATTATAAAACTCCTTCACGAGTATATAGGTAGGTTAACGTCTTAAGTGAAGACCGTTCTTACCGTCTACTTCGAAGAAGTGGTACTTCAATGTTACTGTAAATTCAACTAAAGCGTCATTGTTGTCGTGTGACAAATCTACGGCAGAGACATCACTGCACCATGCTTTTTGCAGTTTATATGTTCTGATTGGGCTGTGATTGCGATCCAATTGAATTAATTCAACTACAGCGTTCAAGTTTGCATCATTTGGCAACAATCCTACGTTTGCAAAATGACGATTCCAAACATGGTTCCATGCTTCGAAGAAATGTCTTACGCGCATATCAGTACCATCACTCAAGATAGTAAGTGATACGTCATTATAAACTCTATCGCCTGGGAATTTGTAAATTCTTCCCATGTGATTTACAGGAATTTCACCAACTGTTGTTTCTGGCAATTGAATGCTTTTAACGTGGATGATTTGATCATCTGCATTGAATGCAGGAACGCCTGCTGGTAAATTACTGACTCTGAATTGGAACAGATTTGATCTTGCTCCGCCATCGAATTTAGATGTAAACTTGCTAATGTCCATTTATTGCTCCCTCTTCGATTAGGCTCCAACGACTTCTTCAAAGCTCAAACCAGTTGGTGTAGCAATGAAGTTGAGTTGAATGAAGTTGATTGATTTGTTTGGTTTGATATAGATATCTGCTACAAAGTTGTTTGAGTCGATTACTTGTGCTGTATTGTTTGTTTCATCACAAACTACACGGAAATCGGTGATACCTCTTCTTCCAAGAACATTTCTGAGGAATGGAGTTACCAAGTTTACAAATTGTGCTCTTGTAAACTCATCGTTGAATTCAAAGAGTTGGAACTTGGCGGCAGTTGCAATTGATTTCTCAAGAATTATGAACAATCTGCGAACATTGATTCTGTCAAAGGCAGATGGTCTACTTAAGAGAGTCTTGTCTCCGTAAAGAACAGGACCAATTCCGGGGAATGAAACTACAGGATTCATTCCAATCTTATACAAATCATCGCGTTGTGCTTGATTTGGATTGAAAGGAAGTTTGATTACTCTGTTAATTCCACCACGGTTTAATCCGGCTGGAGAGAACCAAGGATCATTTGTGCTATCTGTACGAGCACACAATCCTGCAATATCTGCATTTAGAGGAATATAAACATATTCGTCGTTATAATTGTCGTATTGCAATTTGTAACCAGTATCAGCAACACCATAGGAAGTGGAATCGCCATTTGTTCTAAATGCAACGATATCATCCAAATATGCACTTGGTGTTTGATTGAAACCATTTGTTGGTGTTGGGGACACGAATGCCACAACATCTTTTCTTGTTTCTGCTATTTCTGTTACACGGTATGCAGCAGTTTTACCGAGTGGTCCTGTGATAAACATTGAAACATCGATGATTTCTGGATCACCCATGTATGTGTTGAATGCCTCTGCGATGTCGTTATCATTTGGTGTAGTTCCAACCAATCCACCATACAGCATACTAACTACAAGATTTTCGCCAGTTTTAACAATTTTGAATGCGGCTGTAGTAGTTGTTACGGCTGTGCCCCATGCAGTGGTTCCAGTTGAAGTTACAGCACCAAATGCATTTACATTTGATGTATTGTTTGTTACACTTGCACCATCTAAGTGATTTAATGACCAAACATACTTTGATTCATTATTGATTACATCTTTATAATAATTAGATGTTCCGTTTTGATTTACTGCGTTTGATGCCTTTGAAAGGTAAGCAAACTTTTCAAGAATTGTACCAGCAGTACCGGAAATTTTACCATCTGCATCAATTACAAGAACGTGAATTTCGTCTTTAATATCTGCTCCAGTTACTGCTGTTGCCCAAGGGGATGTTCCTGGCAAACCATCAAAATTACCGATATAGTCGATATATTGATTGGCGTTTCCGTCTGTATCGGCTCCATATGTTTCAGCAGCATAATAATCCAAAACTACTACTTTGATACTGTTACCAAGTTCGCCTGGATACTTTGCTCCCCAGAATCCATTTCCGACAACTGGAGTATATGCTCTAAATGATGTCAATCCGCAAAGATTATGTCCTGCAACCGCAGCAGTTCCTGAGGTTGCGGTAAATGAACCAGCACTATCGTTAATAAATCTTACAATTTTAATATTGTTACCGTAAGACAAGAAATTGGCAGCAGACCACCACCATCTGTTGTATTTGGTGGCATCGGTCATTGCGCCTGATGCTTTTGCTGGCTTATAAAATACTTCTGAAAGTTCTTTTTCGCTCGTAATTGTCACTGGTTCGTTGCCTGGTCCCCATTGGAACAAGCCAACCATACCTGCTGGTGTGGTGGCGATTGCTGGCACCAAAAGTGTGACATCTTTTTCTGTTACATTTACGCCTGGGCTAATTTGAATTGCCATTGTTTCTCCTTCTAGACGCCGTGTGTTATTTCTATAATTAGAAAATACTATTTGCTAGGAATATGTATAATTTTATGGTGTTTCGATTTTTACAAAATAGTATCGCCAAATTCACCACCAAACCCATCATCATCCCCATAATCCACGTTACTTAGGAAACCAAAAGGCATAATTTCTTCCTCAATCGCATCAATTTGCTTTTGAAATAGAGTCTTTCTTATATCCAAATCTGTCAAATCTTTAAAATAAGTTTGGGTACTTAACCAACCAAAAAGAACCAAGCACATAATAAGATCGTCATTGCTGCCAGTATCTGCTTCATATGAATTATTTTTTGAAATAAAGGTAACAAGTTCTCGCATGATATCGATATCGTTTAGTATCAGTTTGTCACTCTCTATCATACTCTTCAATACGGAGCATCCTAGACGCTTTACAACCTTTGTGGTGCGTACACCCAACTGGGTATCTGAGTTACCAAACCCACCATCTAAAGTCTGACCCTTTCTTCCCCGCACAGAAGATATAAGAACATTTTCATATTCTAATTCTTTATATAAAATATCAGCAACTTGTCCGCCAATATCATTGATTTCTACTAAAATAAATGCTTCATTATATTCCCTAGAAGTATTCATAATAATATTGGGATATACCATAGGAGAAATCATGTTATTTTTAAATACAGCAACGACCTTATAGGGCATCTCAGTTATATCAAGTACACAAAATGCACTATAGTCTAATCCTTGACCTCTAGAGGTATCAACCAAAGTCAAATAACTGTGCTTCTCTTTTGGTTTTTCATAAACTTTCAATCCATCGTCATTTTTATAAATTGGATTGCGGAATACCAAAGTCTTCAATTTATTTGCACTAATGAGTGTATTTGTAGAACCAATGAAATCACATTCGTGTTCTGTTCGGAACTTGTCTTCAGAACCCAAGTTACGGATTTCTTGTTCGCGCCAAACTTGATCTCTGCCGGGAACTTGACTCCAATGGATTTCTACATTCTTAAAGTCGTTTCGGTGTTCCGCAGAATCTACCCAAATCTTATAAAATAAATTCAAACCATTTGGTGTGGAAATTATTACTAATTTGGTAGTTTTACCGGAAGTAATTGTTGGAAATACAGAGGTATAGAAATCATTTGCAATGTTTTCAGGAACGTGAGCAAACTCGTCCAACATGATAAGATTAAAAGATCCACCACGGATAGCAGATGCAGAGGTTGCAGCAGCAATAATTCTAGAACCGTTTTCCAGTTCTATGCTCATTTTATTCCATTCTTTTATACCTTGTTGTAGCCACTTCGGAAGGTATTCGTATGCAACTTTCAATCTATCCATGTGCAACTTTGCTACAGTTTGTTTATTTGCAAGAATAGCAACATTGCTTGTTGGATTGAAAAGAATATACCAAAGAATATAAGCAACCAGAGTAGTTGACTTACCGCATTGACGAGGCATTTTGCCTATCGTGAATCTATTTTCATTAATAGTTTCAACAAACAATTCTTGGAAATCAAACATATTAAAATTGATAAGTCCTTTGTCCAGACTTACAATCTTGACATAGTTTTTAATAAAGTAAATCGGATCTTGGGAGCACTTAACATATTCTTCTACTTGTTCGGGAGTAAAAGAAACGTTTACATTTGCTCGTTTAAGATTTGGATTTCCAAGATATGTTTTTTCTTTATTCTGCATCTATAATATCGCCATTATTTTCTAACTTCTCAATTTCTTTTATTTTTCCACGAAGCAGTTTTTGCAGATCTGCCGTGCTACCGACAAATATAGAATTGTTGGTAGTTACAGAATTGGGAGTATTGGTTTGAGGTTCTCCTTTAATAACCTTCATCTTGTTGTGCATATCCAACAGATCTTTATTCGTCTCAGCAACAGTTTTAATTAATTGTGCAAGAACTTCATATGCTCTTGGTTGTTCTGTTTCCGATGCTAAATTCAGAATACCATCTATAGCAGATGTACCTTTGTTTATTAGTTCTTTTAAATTATCTCTTACCGTGAGATAATCTTTATCCAGATCGTCCTTTTGAACAGTAATTTCTGTTGCTTTGCGTAATTGTGGGACTTCTGGTTCTGGGGTTGGTT